CGCAACGAATTGATCGCCGGCACGGAGCGAGCCAAGGACGGCATGGACCCAGTGGCCTGGAAGCACCTCACGGGCGAGATGGAGAAGGAACAGAACGCTGACACAAAGTACGCCGTTGAAAAGAGGACAGCATGAACGACGCGACCCCGGCTGGCAAAACAATCCAACGGCTAATCGACTCAGCGGCATCTGATGCGCAGAAGTGGCTATCACTTGGCGATGAGATCGACAAGTACACGACATCAGACGACTACGCCTTTATCTACCAGGAGTTCGACGCGGACCTAAGCTTCCGCGCTCGGGTGAACAAGGTGTCCGAGTTCAAACAGATCATCGGCCCGTACCTGTACCCGCAGAACCCCGACGCCGAAGTGAACAGCGCCGACTGGTCGCCGTATTGGGCGCAGGAGCGGCACAAGGTCGAAGAGCGTTACGCGGACTATTCCGCACGCCACGGCGACCTAGCCGTTGAAATGCGCCGGGCCATTGACCACGGGCTGACCTATGGCCGCGCCCCCATCTGGTGTGGGTACAACCAGCGCAAGGGCGTTGTGCAGCACGTCAGCGACACGGTTCACCACCTTGTGGTTGACCCCGACGCCCGCACGGTTCAGGAGCAAAACTTTCAAGGGCGCATCCGCATCAAGCCACGGTGGGAGCTTGCGAAGCGGTACCCCGACAGTGCCGATGTTATCGCCCGCTTGCCATCATACACCAAGCCCAACAGCGACAAAAAGCGGCAAAGCAGCGATAACACCTGTGACCTTGTGAAGTACCACGAGGTGTGGATGGGCGTTGGCGTTGAAAACTATATGCCATCGGCGGAGGCCGTTGAGGGGGACACGAACGCCCTTAGTGCAAAGAAGAAGTATTGCATTGCAGACGGCAAGATACTGCACGAATCCGACTGGGAGATTCCATTCTTCCTCATCGACGAGTGGCCGGGGACGTACCTCGACTTCCTGGAGCGACCGGGCAGCATCTACCCGACCCAGCCGATGGAGCCTGGCATGGGGCATCTGCGCGCCATGAATTACTTTTACACGCTGTTCATCGCTAAGTACCGGCTGATGTCGCGGACCCCGTTCGCCAGCGTGAAGATCAACGGCCAGGGGATCGAAAGTGATCAGCTCTTCAAGATCCTACGCGGCGAGCAGTTGGACATCCTGACCATAGCGGTCAACGGCTCCGATGTCGAAAACGTAGACATCAATAAGTATTTCCAGCGCATCGACTGGGGCGATCCGGTGCCGGGGTTTGAGCGCGCATGGGGCCTGTTTGGCCGCGAGTTTGAGAAGGCGACCGGCCTGTACGAACTGCTGTACACCGGCACCACGCCAACGCAGATCCGCACGGCGACCGCAGCCGACCTTATCGAGAGCAAGAGCAAGAGCCGCATCGACGCGTTCCGTGAAACGACGGTCAAGACGATGGAGAAGTTGTTCCGCAAGACGCTGTTCGCAGCCAGGTACCTGGAGAGCGGGGAGGACATCGCCAAGAAGTTCGGACCCAAGGCCGGGGCCACCTGGGGCGAGATGGCCAACCCCGACATGGTAGCGCAGGAGGCGGCACTGCGCGAGCAGCTGATGGGCGATGCCGCCGCATCGGGCATGCCGACTGACGGGCTAGAAGAGCAGATGGGACCGCCGCAGTTCGTGGCCATGGAGGCGTGGCTAACGGAGGCCGACCGGACCATTGACGCAGGCAGCATGACCAGGCTCGACCACGAAGCGAAGATCACGAGCCTGAACGTTGCGCTTAACCAGCTCGGGCCAGCGGTCGCCAACATGCCAGGTGGCGGCAAGTTCGTGTCTGCCCTGGCGCAGGAGTTCGCCAGCATCAACCGGCTTTCACCGGAACTGCAGGCGGCAGCCAAGGGCATTGCCGAGGCCATCGACCAGGCGCAGATGCAACAGATGCCGATCACGCAATCGGGGCCAACGCCAGGCGGCTTGCCTGGGTCCGGTCCAGACGGCGGTGACGCCATGATTAGCCCACAATAACACCAAGGGATCAGCATGCCGCTGTATGATTACGAGTGTCGTTCCTGCCACGCCACCTTTGACGAGTACCGCCCCATGGCCGAGTCGTCATTTGACGCCGAGTGCCCAGACTGCGGAGGCGCAGCCGGCAAGCAGGTGTCCGCCCCTGCGATCAAGGCCGACATCTACTCGTGGTCCAACGAGAATGGCGGCAAGGGCCGGCGCATAAGCCAGCTCGACCACGGCATTGATAAGCCGTATTACGCCAAGTCGCAGCAGTGTGCGATTGACGAGGCGTCTAGCCGCGGCCTGCACGCGACCAAGACCCGCTAACGATAACGACCCATCATTATCGCCACCGGCGTTGCATTCCGCATCATCGGTGTAGATATATTAAACGAAAGCGTTGACATGTCCGACAATTCTGATACCCTCCAGCCAGCCGAGCAGGACACCGACACCGAGCAGACCAGCGCACCCGCCGAAATGGCGTCCGCCCCTGTTTCCGGTGACGCTTCAGCAGAGCGGGCCACGCAGGGCGATTCGCCATCCGATGCGGATGCACCGAGCACCCAACCGGGCACCGGGTCTTTGACACCCCCCATAGCCAGTAAATCCGAAGCGAAACAGACTGACTGGTCCCAAGAGGGGCCGAAGCTGCAAGAGCGATACGAGAACCTGCGCGCACACACCAATCGGCAAGTGTCCGAGTGGCAGCAGCGCATGGAACAGACCGGGCAACGCGTGTCCGAGCTGCAGAAGTACAAGCAGGAGCAGGAGCAGCGGGCGCAAGCCGCGAGCCTCAAGCCCTGGTCAAAAGCGCACCCTGAGCATGGCAAGTTTGGCGGACTCCTAGAGCGGGCCAAGACCATCGAACAGCAGCTGCGCGGCATCCCAACCGTGGGGGCCGATGGGCAGCCGATCCCAGCTGGACTACAGGATCAGATGCGCCAGACGATTCTGTCTGCCATTGCACCCGAGGAACGCCAGCAGATCCAGGAATACCGGGACTCACTGCAAAGCTTCCAGCGCGACTTCTTCACCGACCCGCAGGGGACAATCCTGCCCATGGTGGAGCAGCTTGCCGAGCGAAAGGTGCAGGAGGTCCTACAGCGCCAGGCCATGACGCAATCCGTCCAGCGCGATCTGAGCGATCCGCAGATGGCCCCAATGGTCGAGCAGTACAAGGATGACTTCCGCAAAGCCCTCAACGATGGCGTGCCGTACGAGTACGCTAAGCACATGATGTCGATGTATTCAGAGCTAGAGCAGATGCGCGGGCAGCACAAGACCCTTTCAGGTAAGGCGGCATTAGCTGATGAGCAACGGAGACTGGCTAAGGGAGCGGCAGCAAATACCCGCGACCCCCGCGCACCGGCACACGATCCGTACCAACTCGCCATCGCTGACGCCAAGCGACTCGGCATCACCCCAGACTCACCGCGATTCGCGGCGCTTCTGGGCAAGCACTCAAAACCATAAACACAAGGAATCACTCTCATGCCTGGATACATGGAACCAATCGCCCCTACCACCCTCGCCAACGTTGGCCGAGGTGCGTGGGACGGCGTCTCTCAGAACAACCCCCTCTTTGGCGAGCTGAAGAAAGCCGGCGCGGTCGAGTATGACGTACAGGGCGGCAGCGACGGCAGCACCCTGAACAGCTCGACCTACGAGCTTTCTGGCACCATCGAAGCTGGCCGCTACCAGCCCATCGTCAGCGCCCCCGGCATTGACGTGTCGGCTGAATACGCGCCCAAGACCCGCTTCAAGCGGTGGACTGGCTCGTTCGGCGAAATCTTCAACGGCACGGTGTTTGACCGCGGCGCGCTTCGCCGCAACCAGGGGTCGCAGATCACCGACCTGAGCAAGACCGAAATTCCAGCCATGGTACGCGATACCATCGTTGCGGCTGGCGGCCTGCAGTGGCAGATGCTGCAAATGCAGGCGACCGCCTACGCCGGTAATCGGCTGCCGATCTACGGCCTGCCGACGTTCCTGCCGGGCAACGCCTCGACCATCAGCGCGGCGAACGTGGTTTCCGCATACGCCATGGCTACCGCCATTAGCGACTACGACCTGGAAGGCTGGACCCCGCCCACGACCGGTAGCGGTAGCGGCACCCTGACCGGCTCGGTCCCCGCCAATACCGATAAGGAAATCGCCATCGGCGGCGGCCCGACACACCAGAACTACCTGGGTCTGTCGCTGAAGCCGGGCGCCTTGACCGGCGTCGACAACGCTGAGTTTGACGCGTGGACCCCGACGCTGGTGAACTCCAGCTTTACCGGCTGGACTGGCACTGCTGGCGATGAAGCGAACTCAATCGAGAAGTTCCTGAGCTACGCCATCTTCCGTGGCTCGCGCTTCAGCAACAGCGACAAGAACAAGCGCCCGAACATGGGAATTCTGGACCGCACCTTCTTTGAGTACCTGGGCGCTCGCAAGGCTGCCCGCGAAACGGTCTTCGTTTCGGACACCAAGCGGAGCGTCGACGTTGCCGACACCGGCTACCCGACCGACAAGATTTTCCATCAGGGGATCTCGTGGATGTGGGACGAGAACATGCCAGCCGAAACTGCTTACTGCATGAACTCGGCGCAGATGAAGCTGAAAGTGCAGCCGTTGTACAAGGGCCTGGAAGACGGCAACCCGCTCAGCGTTGGCGGCGAAGACGCCGGCATCCTGGAAGTTGAGATCACCCGCGACCCGGGCCGTCGCCAGTGGCTGGTCGGCGCCACCTTCCCCGGCCAGCTGATCTGCAACCCGCGCTACTTCGTTCGCGTTTCGAACTACTCCTAAACCGACACGCCTCCACGCTTGGCACTTCGCCTGGCGTGGGGGTTCGTCCTCTGGCGTCCTGTATGTCAGGCGCAGAAAGAACACTCTTTATGGCTACCCTCACCGCCCCTATCACTGTCGGCACGGCATCGGCTAACGCCATCCATGCTGGCGACCTTGGCAAACTTGTCCTCCTTGAAGGCAAGATGTACCGTGTCGTCAAGGCGAACGCCGCCATTGCCGCCGCCGCCAACAAGGTCGTCGTCCGAACTGCCGGCACCGCCGACACCTGGACCGTCAACGTCACGACCACCGGCGCCCTGTGTACCGTTGCTGGCGTTATTCCGTCCGGACAGCTCGGGTCGACCGGGACCACCGGCTTGATCTCTGGTGACTTCTTCCTCGTCCAGGTTTCTGGCGAAGCCACCCCGATCATCACGACCAACGCCCTTGCAATCGGCACCGGCATCACCACCGGCACGACTGCTGGCGAAGGCGTTGCCGTCTCGTCCACCTACGCCGCCACCACGCACGCCGCTATCTACGCTGTGCTGCTGGTCGCTTCCACGACCGGTGCGCCCACCCAGGCCAGTCTGCGCCTGCTGTAGGCATATCTGGTTTCGTAACCCTGCATGGATACCCCATGCAGGGTTTACCCATGTAACGACAGGGGTCACGGTGAGCAATCTTGTCTATCATCGCACCGGAATCACGCTGCGCGATGCGTTCATATACCAGAACGCGGACGGCACGTTCAACACGGGGCGCGTGCAGGCCGATTTTACAATCAGGCTATCCAAGGACGGCGTTGGCAACCAGGCGACTACCGGCGTTACCATAACCGAAGTAGACGCGTCCAACAACCCTGGTGAGTACGCCGTTGCCGTTGCAACAAGCGGGTTCGTCGCCACGTCTGGGGCGTACGTCCTGGTCATCACGCGAACCGCAGCGCCAGCGTTCACCTACGAACAGGAATACATCGTCAATATCACGGGGTCATACACGACCACGCCTCCGAGCTTTACGGCCACAGCGAGCGACGGGCGCGTGATGGCTAGTGCCGTACCCATCAGCGGGGCAACGGTCTACCTGACCCTCGGCGGGGTATTCTATACGCAGACGACCACGGACGCATCCGGCCTATGGGGGCCGGTCTACCTGTCCGATGGCACATTCACCGTGCGGGCGCAGGCATCTGGCTATGCGCAGTCCACGGCTACAATCACCGTTTCCGGAGCTTCGGTCACTGGTCCGCTGGCCGACATCGCCCTAACGGTAGGCAGCACGGTCAACCCAATGTCCGCCGCGCAGCTGTGGGCCTATGCCCGGCGCATGGCCGTCGACATCACTGGGACTAAGGCTGACGCCATCGTGAAGGCTGCCGTCAACGACGCTTTGGATATGGTTTCCAGCGCACGCCTATGGCCGCACCTGCTGCGCACGGCGATGCTGGCCCTGCGCGCTCCGTACAGCACGGGGACGATCACCGTCAGCGGCACCACCATCACGCTATCGGGCGGAACGTGGCCAACGTGGGCGGCATCGGGCAAGGTCTTCGTTGCCGGCCAGATCATAGACATAGCCACGCGGACAAGCGCCACGGCCGTGGAGGTGGCCGACACCTGGGGCGGAGCGGCCATTACCGCATCGACATACCTGATCTACCAGAACGAGTACGACCTACCCGACGACATGTGGCGCTTCCACCAGAACCTGCCGGGCCAACGGTGGGGCTGGGGCGCGGCTCCAGTTGACCCAGCCAGCGTGCTAAACGCCGAGGCGGCGGCGGTCTACGGCCAGTCATTCCCTGACTGCTACGCCATCGCCAATGGCAACTTCATGTGCTGGCCGTATCCATCTGCCGATGCCATGTTGCGGTACACCTACTACGCCCGCCCTGCCCGGCTGGCGTTTGACACGGATGTTGCGGATTGGGATCCGGTACACCTGGAAATGCTCAAGCGCGCCATTGACTACCAGCTTGCCCGCCAGGTCGGCAAGGTTATCTCAGGCGATGCTCAGAGCACAATGGCCGCGTACAAGGAATCCCTCGGGCGTGATGCGTCCCAGGACAAGCAGCCAACGGACATCCCTGCCGTTGGCGGCGACATGCGCGTAGGACTGGGCCACAGCTTGGACTGGAAGCGGCGGACCTAATGCCCTGGAATGGATACCGCGATGACGAGGCGGATATTGGCCAGTCGTGGGGCGAGATTGAGAATTGTTCTTTGTACACGAAGGGGCTGTGTGTCCGCCGCCTGGGGTTTGGCGCAAAGGTCGACCTGTCAGGCGCTGTGGTCCGGTCCGCTTCCGAGCTTGGCGGCTACGCCCTGTGTGCCACGGCTGCCGGTGCGATTCTATCCATTACCCAATCGTCCAGCGCGGTGGCGTCCATAACGACAGGGCTAAGCACGACCAACTGGCCTACGTGGGCCAGCATGAATGGGCGTATCTACTTCAGCAACGGCGTTGACACGGTGCGCGTGTCCGACGACGGGACGGGCCAGCGGGTGGCCGGCATAACATCGCCGTCCGTTACAGCCACGGCAACGCCAACCGGGAGTGGCGGGGTGGTCACCGAGGGCGTTCATCTATTCCGGTATCGCTACTACGACTCCGTGCGCAACCGGCTGAGCAACGCATCCGTGGCCGCGTCAGGAACGGTAACGGCCGGCCAGACCGTTACTGTTGGCTACACGGCCAGCGGCGATGCCACCGTAGACAAAATCATCATCGAGGTTACGGGGGCTGGCGCGTCGACCTACTACCGGGCGGCGACTCTCTCTAACGCCGGGTCGTCGACATCATTCGACACCGCTGACGCCAGCCTTATCGTCGGCGTCTCCGCGTCACGCGACGGCGAGGCGTCACACGATGTCCCGCCTACTGGATACGACATCATCACGGAGCACCGGCAGCGTCTGTGGATGTGGAAAACGAGCACCGGCGATCTGATCTGGTCCCGCGCCATGTTCCCCGAGTCATGGGACGCGGTGAATTACGGGCGTAGGGTGACAATGAACGATGGCGACACGCCGTCTGCCGTCGCGTCATTCTATTCGGATCTATACCTCGTTGGCCAGCGGTCTATGCGCCGTATGGTATACACGTCCGACCCAGCTGCAGCTATGATCGTCGACCTCCCAGGGTCATTCGGCGCGTTTAACCAGCGGTGTGTGCTGAAGGTTGACGGCGGCCTACTGGTCGGGTGGGGGCGCAACGGCGCATGGGTGATCGACGCCATGCAGCCGAAGAAGATCAGCCGGCACGTTGACGACACGCTCGTCGCGCTCGTCGCCG